GTGAATAATATTACATCAACTCCTGATGCGGTGCGTGAATACATTCTGCGAGAGCTGCCGCTGGTGACAACGCTCTTCTTAAAAAAGATTCAAATTGGTGACGACGACATTCTGCAGGAACTGTTTGAAGCAGACGATATAGCAGATATGGCAGAATCGTTTTTTCGCGTTTTTAATATTCAGCCAGCTGGTTTTACGCCCGCCGCTTATTTCCCCTGGAAAACCCGTCCTTTTTTCTCCCGCGCACCGGTAGAGCAGGATAAATCCCCGCTGACGATACGCATGTTTATGGAGTCGGCCGCTGCCGGGCGCTGGCTTTTTTAGTCCCTGCCAGCGGGCAGCAGATTTGCTCGTTGCGTCAGAGTCCACACAGTGACAGCGGCGTGATTTCCTTCCCAGGCACCTGACTGTAGCTGCCCCCTCAAAGGAGAACCGCTACATGGCATAGGATTACCATTACGGCGTTCGGATTGCCTGAGGAAATACCATCGTGTTGTAACGTATTCCCGGGCATTCCGGCATCAGAGTGACGATTCGTTATATGCACTTCGCGCACGACCATCTTTGGATGCAATATGCTGCAATCCGCTGGCGTTAATGGCAAAGAAAAATGGCGACACAGAGTGCAGCTGAGCAGGAAAGAATAAAACAGGGTTGTGCTCATAGTCGCGGTAGTAACGGTCAAAATCCAGTTCGTTTGGATAACCAAACTCTTAGTAGAGCTTCGTTCGCTTGGTGTTGCCATGATGACCAGCGTACAGCATGCGCTGTCGGCCCATAGCATCAGCAAGGGCGTTAACGAGGAATGTGACCTCGTTGCTTTGTTCACTCACTGATTAGCTACTCAGAAGAAGACTGCGCCGGTCTGTTTGTGCTTGATGTAACCGTCGAGGCCATAGCGTGCGGCATCCCAGCAGTGGTTGTGCTTATCCTCAATGACGGGGAGCACGTCAAAGGATTACACCGCTTCTGCCGCTTTCTGCTGTCTCATACGCCTTTACTGCGCTCATAAGCGCAAACGTTCTGGTTTTTGCAGATCCACAACCACCATGCGCGACGCGATATCGTATGTCTGGTGTTGCAAAGACAGGAACTAACTTGGCGGGAATTTGGAGATCAACTTGGCTTTCCATCTGCTGGGTCAACTCATACCAGGCGAATCGTCGTAGGTTTAGTAGCCATACTCCCATCCGAAGACTTGTGGTCGATTTCTTGGCTCACCTTGTCACCATATTTCTTCGGGTTCATGTGGGCTAATGCCCACTTACGGGTGTCGATGCGCAGTAGTACTTTACTTACCGCTGCGGCCTCTTCGGCAACACTGTCGGCTATGTCGAACATCTCCTCGAAAATTGCGTCGCCGCGGGTCTCGGTGGCTTTCGCGTATTGGTCTCTAAACTCTTGATATTGTGCCAGCCAGTGAAATACAGTCGCCTTTGCAGGCATCCCTGGACGTTCACAGACTTTGCGCAAGCTTTCATTATCGACAAGCAATGAACAGATGCCAGCAGCTACCTCTGGTAGATAATCAAAAGGGCAGCCAGTTTTAGCTTTGGTCGCCATATTTCACCTTAAAGTTTTCTTGCAGCCTACCGATATGGAAATAAAGGAGGCATTATGATTTACGTTCAATTGATACTTATCTTGTTGGCGGGGATTCTGGTGTTCAAGTGGCTACACATCAGGAGCAGAACTATTTACTTTCATCTGTATAGTGTTGCCAGCCACGGTTCAAAGCCAGCGACTATTCATATGCGATTTAAAAACTGTCCAGTTGGCAAAAACGCTGTATTTGAAATCTATGAAGAGCTGCAGAGCACACTGATAGAACTACAAAAAAAGGGATATGATCGCGTTAAATTTGTTTCACACCTATTTCGTAAAGGGGGAACGCACGAGTTACTTAATTTCCTGAACTCTCATGGCATGGTGTGTGAACAAAAGGCTTTCCGTCCTACACCGTGGACCCACTCTTTATCGAACAAGGTCTTGATGCGTTATCATAAAAAGCGCGGAATAAAGGTCTCGCCTAAGTCACTGGATATCACTATCAGACTACAATCCCATTCATCAACCAGCACTTGCTGTTGACCTGAGAGGGGCAGGCTGGTTAGACAGGGCCCCTAACGCGATTTTACTATACCCACTCCAAGAAAAACCCGCCCGTGGGCGGTCATTTATCAGGGTGGGATTCGAACCCACGTTCATGCAGTATCGGCCACGTGCACCACTGCCTGATGTAGCTCATGTCACGCTTTGTCCCGTCAGAGCTTTCGCTCGGCCATCTCGCGCACCTGACTTACAAATCATAACCCAGTCCAGTGAGTTATCAAAGCACGGTAAGCCGACTCAATGGCCCACCAATCTGGTATCGCCATATTTACTCCAATAAAAAACCGCCCGTGGGCGGCTTGCTAAAACGTTCTGTACTCATCCATGTGGTAAAGGTCGATAAATTTCTCGTCTGTACCACCAAATATTTGTGTGATTGACTCACCAACCCTATCAACAACGATTACATGGTTTCCATTCGTTCCTGGCATGTAAGATGCTTTCACAACATGAGTTAAATGGTGTCTGAACTGTGCGCGTAAATAACTATCATTGAATGATTCCCACAATTTGGCGATGCATCATCAGGCGCACTCGCAAATGCGCCTTGTGATGACTACGCCTTGAAATCGGCCAGTCCCTGACCTTTGCGCCACTCTCTCACTGTCGTAACAACCTTCTCGGGATTCAGGTCGTCGTCAAAATTGTAGTAAATCAGGTCTGAACCCTCTGGATGCTCACTGACAGCAATAAAATTCTCCAGCAATTCGTCTTGGTACTTTTCACCACCTTGGGCACTGAAAATTTCCGCTACTAACGCTGTAAACTCGACTTCCATGTAATCCTCAAATTTTGTCCTTAACTTCATTGCGACCTACTCCTATGTGGTGGAGTTCATCTTACTCTTTTTGCTCTGGAACGTACTCTATCTTGAGCACGTCATCCGGCGCGAGGTATACCCAAGCACTATTTTCCTGAGCAATACCGATAAAGCCATTCATCATCTCCGGCTGAGACCTGCTCATCAGGCCTTAATGCATTTCACCGGATTTAAGGTGACGGTGATGCGCTAGTTGTCTGACATTGAGAGCCTCTTTATCCCCTCGGATATATTGCTATCAAATAATATAGTCCGTGGTGATGGCAATACTATGTTTACCTTAGCAAAACCAAGGAGGTGATATTTTTTCCTTTCTCAACACATTCAAGCGGCTCATAAGCAATCAGCAGACGGCGCTGACCGTCGAGCCAGAGTATTCAGATGAACAGCTTTTGCAGTGGGCCAGTGGTTGCATGTTAGAAGGTTTGCCAAATGAATTAATGAGGCGAGAGTTTCTTGCTTCCGTAACATTATAAGCTGGCAGTTCCACTTAGCCTTAAGCTGAAAGAAACGGGACTTACGCTTGAAGCTGTAATAGAAGAGTGCCGGAAGGGTAATCCATCAGACAGCCTGATTTACTCATCAGTCCGTCGCGGTCGCAGAAAGCCTGGAGCGGTTTCACCAGATGCGCTCACAGGTGCATTTGCAGAAGCGCGTGAAATGAGCGGAATTAAATTTGGCCCTAACCCACCAACGTTTCATGAGATAAGAAGCCTTGCCAGCCGACTATATGAGGTGGAGAATGGAGAGGATTTTGCGCAACGACTACTCGGTCATAAAAACCTTTCTATGACTAAAAAGTACCTCGATTCACGCGGTCAGGAATATGTGATGGTTTAGATTGGATATGGTGATTTCGGGAATTTTTCGGGAAATTTCGTTACCATCATTAAAAATGCTATACAAATCAACACGCTAAAAAAAGACCGAATACGATCAAGATTTATTAAAAACAATCACTTACAAGACAAAATGGCGATGAAGTGGCTACATGTTTTATTGTAACCATCTCGAACTGCATTAGGCTTCAGCAAAAACATTCATCGGCAAATTTTTTATTGAAAAAAGAGCTTTATTGATTTATTAAAATATAATCATTGTAAACCTCTTCAAATAATAACCTTTGCTTTAAATAATCGTTTATTTTTTCAACCAATAAGTCATCTGTTGCATACATGATGTTTGCTTTTCCTAATTTAGTATCAATCATATTATAAACTATGCCAGACAAGTTGTTCATTATCGAAAAGGTATCATTAAGCGAAGGTAAGGAGTTTATAATATCACTATTATTATATAAACTATTGAAAAATATAAAATCCTCTTTTAGTATTTCCAATATGATATTATCAAAAGAATCACCAATATTTATTGCTTTTTTCTTGATTCCATTACTATCAAAATACCAAATAAAATCGTATTGCTTATTGCTTTTAATCTTTGGGGATGTAAATATTAAATTAAAAACAAACCGCCCATCTTTTATTATTCTTGATTTTTTATTGTCAGAAATTATGGCTTCGAGAATTTTTGATCTTTGCATAAAAGCATTACATATAGGAATAATTGATCTTACTGCCCGAAGCCTCAAGGTGGCGTCTTTCTCGTAGTTTATAAAAAGGTCAAATATGAACGCGGCTATTAGTGAATAAGAAATGTTTTTTAGTATTTCACTACCCCCTCCGAAGAAAACATACAAAAACGCCAATAATACCAAATATGAAAGCATTCTTTTTAGAGGTGTGGAGTTTTTTAAATAAAAGTAATAGCTCATCAAAAAAGAGTTCTTTCCTTGAACTTTTATTTTTCCAATTCCGTTCTTTGAAAATAGATTTAAAAAAATTAATACAATAACAAAAAATGCCATCTCAAGCATAATGACCTCGCCTAACTAAATATTGAATGAATAATAAAAATTTTTCTTTATCTTTTTAACTTAATAAATATAAGCTTAATACTAACATTCAATTAGCTCCCGGGGTTATTGCTAATTAATATCAGATAAAGCCTCTTAATAATCATTAATATTGTCAGAAATATATTTAAGGCTAAGAAAACAATTAATGGAGTAACTATAGAAGTAGCTACTGAAAGGCCTAAAATAAAGTTTACCTTAGGGATTATTATCTCAGTAAATTTTATATTGACAGGCAGGGCGTTATGTATAAACGCCAACAAAACTAAAAGTAAAGAACAAAGAATTGCATATGAGATGTTATGGTAAAGTTCTTTAAGCAATATCATTTTAGCGGCATAAACTTGACCAAGCTCATTTTTAAACTGGATGCTTTTCTCAATCAATCTGTTTTCTTGATCATAAATAAGAACAATAACGGATAATAATAAAGCTGTAAAAATAGCTCCGAAGTTAACTAACAAAGAATCTAAATCTTTGGAAAGATTAAATCTTATAAACAAACCCAATAAAGAAACCAAGGCCGGTAATAGAATAAAAGTCAACATATCTACAAAGCATAGATTCTTCTTTCCAACCTCTTTCAGTGAGGAGAAATGAGCTTTGACTATGATGAAAACGTTAATTTTTCTACTCACAATACCTCCTACCCTATATTTATAGCTCGACTTATTTCTTTGAGTATATCAGATGCCCATTTATTAATCGATGTGAAATCTGGGTTTCCATCAACAATCGTAACTTCTTCTTCATCGACATCTATTTGACAGAAAGCATGTTTATCGCCGTGCCCTACAGTGAATGTCTTGTGACTCCCTCCCATACTAACTAGAGCTTTTACTTGTTTTGAGCCATGATTTAATACTTCAATAAGTTTGCTTTCATCAGAATCCTTAACCAAAAAATCCTTAAACTTACCTAAGGTTTTATTTCTTTTAGCTTTGATTTTATATTCGTGTTCAACATCTCCTAAACCATGAATTTTATCTTCTATATTTTTGGCAGGTTTAAAGCCAACGACTTTTATTTCTTTCATCTCGGCCTCAAGCCAAGGTTCCATTGCTTTTTCGTATGTTAGAGGCTGGATTTGTAAATTCTTTTTTGTTTTATCTCTAAAAAAATTAGAGAATTCGCCATAGAACATTGACTTTACACCATCACTTTTGTAGGTGTGCAATAAGGCTATTCCTTTGCGAGACTCTCTAGGGATGCTGAAAATGAAGAAATAGTTTTTAACGTCTGCATGCTTCGTATGTTTTTCAAATGCAACTTTATTATCATCTGTATCGATTATGTCATTTCTTATCCCATACTCCCCTAAGCACATCCAACCTGAAACTGTACGCTTCTTTTTATTTATTTGAACATTTAAGAATTTATAAGTCTGTTTTTTATCATCAACTTTTTCGAATTGTTTATGTGCATCTATAAAATCCAGAAGCAAATCAAAANTGCTTCGTATGTTTTTCAAATGCAACTTTATTATCATCTGTATCGATTATGTCATTTCTTATCCCATACTCCCCTAAGCACATCCAACCTGAAACTGTACGCTTCTTTTTATTTATTTGAACATTTAAGAATTTATAAGTCTGTTTTTTATCATCAACTTTTTCGAATTGTTTATGTGCATCTATAAAATCCAGAAGCAAATCAAAAGTATCATACTGCCCTACTTTGTTTAGAAAATCATAACGTTCCTCAACATTTTTTATTTCTGTGTCTGGATTGTAACAACGTATAAAATATGGTGCTAATGCATGCATGATTAGTCCTCAAAGATAAAGATTAAGTTGGATATCAATCAAGTTGGAAGGTTAAAATAACCTTACCCGCACAGTTGAATTCTGAATATCCGAATTCAAAAGAATTTCCATTGTTAAAAACATTTATTTTTTTTCCAGGCAATATATAAACCTCATACACATCCAATTTACTATCGACGCTTAACAACCACTTGCCATTACTAATCGCGGAAATCCCTTCGTCAATGAGCCATGAATTACGGCTGCCCACTAGTAATAATGGTTTGGCAAACGAATATTTTAGGAAACTTAGATCCATTGCCAGTGGCTCTGAGTCAATCAACTGGCCAGCTATTAACTCTTTTCTGCTTATGATTTTTTCGGAATTGTTATTAGCGCTATGTTTAGGGCCTTCACCAAGCGTCAACCATCTTAATGGAACACCAGTATCGAGAGCACACGTGACAACAACATCACCCGGAAAATAATTTCTTCTTATCCAAGTACTCACAGTCCCAGAAGAAATGCCCAATAAATCGCAGAGTTGTTTTTGCAGGGTGAATCCGTAAGCAGTCATTATTCTTTGCATTACCGGCTTGCCACCATTTAAAGATATAGCTTTGTATAAATCTGCCCCAGTAGGCCCCTCAGAGCTGGATACCTTACTTGCATTTGCAAACTTACCCGTTGCGAGCCATGCCAAATCGCTTCCGGTATCTAAAACACACTTTACGAAGGCGCTCCCCGGTACGCTGTTGCGCTGCAACCAGTTACTGACATTAGCTGCAGGAACACCCAAACATCCAGCTAATGCCTTTTGTGTGCTTACTCGATAAGCAGATGACAAGCGATCAAGAATTTCTGACGCGTCCCCTTCGCTAAAATCCATAATCCACCAAATAAATAAACAAATGTTGTTTGCCTGACGTCATTTGTTGATCTAGGATGTAGCACACCACATGGAACACCATAGAACAAACCGACTGATAGGAGATATTGCGTTATGCATACTGAAAATGCAAACAGCCAGAACGCATTTGACTTAGTGCAATCTCAAGATTTTATTGCCAATGTCGCAGCGATTTTGATGCCAGCCATCAGTGACGCGGTAAACGAAGCCGTAAACAAAGCCGTCACGCTCGCCACATCCCCAACTATGTCTAAGCAGGACTTTGCTGCAGCCAACCGCATCAGCCTGTCTGTGCTGGAGAAATGGATTGCTAATGGCGTTGTCCTGCTTGCCCCTACTCCTTCTTTCACCTACACGCAGAACCGCACTAATCGTAAGACCGGCGCAGTGGTAGAAACCACCATGACGAAACATGGCAATCCGCTTATCAATGTTGCGGCATGGCGTGAGAAGAACCGCCAACAAGCAATCAAATGCCGCTATATCAAACCATAATTTGATTTTGCAAGTTAAGAAGGATCTGAGCATGTTTGATTTCAAGGTTTCTACCCATACCCATTACGACGATGCCTGTCGTAAATTCGCCTTAGCTCACAACATGGAAGACGTCGCTAAGCAGTCCGGCATGCGTGCACAAACGCTGCGTAACAAACTGAATCCAGATCAGCCGCATCAGCTTACCGTCTTAGAAGTTTTAGCTCTCACTGATGTCACTGAGGATGCAACGTTAGTTGATGGTCTGCTGGCGCAAATCCAGTGCCTCCCCTGCGTGCCGGTAAATGAAGTCGCTAATGAGAAGTTTCCCCTGTATGTCATGAAAGCCACTGCAGAAGTAGGCCAATTGGCAGCTGGCGCAATCTCTAAAGAACCTATGACAGCCAACTGTAAACGTGGCCTGCTGCAAAACGTTAATAGCGGTATTCGCTGCTTAACACTGGCCGCAATGGCAGTACAGGCGCGTATTCAGGCTAACCCGGCACTGTCCTCAACTGTCGATGCTATCAGCGGCATCGGTGCATCATTTGGCATGAGTTGAGGGGTAATCGTGATCTCATTGGCAGCAAGGCTTAAACGCCAAAGCCCATCCATGTCATACGGACACGGCTGGATCATGGGAGAAAACGGTAAGCGCTGGAATCCAGTAACGCCGTCAGCTTCAGAAGTCAAAGCACAGGCATCACCCAAGAGGAGCAAATCATGGCTATTGAAGGCGATTCCATGCTGGTCGAACTGACAACCGGTCAACGCGTTGCCGCCCTGAATCATGTCGCTCTACTCCGCGCGCGACTGATGGGCGGTAATTGCGAAAAAGATGTAGCCCGTTTTATTGCTGAAATGCGCGATGTGACTGACAGTAATTATCAGGATAACAAACGTGTGTTAAGCGCCATTTTTTTCCTAGCGCACATCGGCAAAGACCGGCACTCAGCCGATTTTACTGAACTCACTACCGATGAAAGAAACGCTCTGATTCGCGCAATGAACCATCTGAAAGCCGTTGTTAGTTTGTTCCCCAAACGAATGACTCTTTCGAACTAAATAAATCAAAGCGATTAATTGGCGTAAACCCGCCGGGATTCGCTTTGCCTGAATACGAGGAAATCACATGCTGAATAAATTACCTGGTACCACTAAGCCTGATTCTTATATCGAACTCGATATGATGCTGAATGATGCGCGTCGCGAAGAGCGTCTTGCTCGTGCAGAACTTATGGCCTCCCGCCTCAATGTATTGGCGTGGAAAATTCGTAGTGATGGAATGACACACATCGAAGCAGCCGAGCTGCTTAATCAGGAAGCGGAAAAAATCCAGGCACAGATTGAGGAGGCGCACTAATGGCTGACTCAATGGACATCGTACAGCAGCGCACCGACGAAATGCTGGCTCGCAATATTGCGTTAATCACTAATCGACCTGTCGGTGTATCTGCATTTTTCTGTGAAGACTGCAACGCTCCGATCCCTGAAAAACGTCGCCGCGCTATTTGCGGAGTTACACGCTGCGTTAACTGCCAGGACATCGAAGAAAGATTCGGCAATTCACGCAAAGGCGGTGCGGCATGAGCAATTCTAAATCTCACGTTCAGCATAAATCGGATGCAGCCCATTACGGCATCCCGGTGTCATTTCGCTATCAACCGTTGCGATCCATGCCGGACTCACAGTGCCGGCAACAAGTGAGCAAAGAAATTTCCCGAAGTGATCAGGGACCAAGAACAGGTCTGTCGGCATTGGCAGAAATCGCGGGTCGCCCGCGCAGAAAAACTCAACAGTCTTGCGAGTCGCTTGAAGCGAAATGTGAATATCTGACTGTAGAGATTCCCAATCGTCCCACTCATCGAATTCGTGTCTACGGTTGCTCATTAGCTGTTGGCGCACGCTATTCAATGCGCGCTGAACTGAGCCTTTCCATTCTCCGTGAGGTAGCCACTCTGCTCCAAAACTCCATACGAAAAGACGAACAAGATCGTCTCGACTGGATTTTGAGCCAAGCCAGCGCTCTGGTCGGTAGTTTTGTGTCTGACCCAAAAACGCGTCGCAAGCAGCATACATGTCGTGCGCTGATAAAAGTCTTACAGCGCGTAGAGGCGCTCTCACGCCATCCAGAAAATGAATATTCTCGGCGTAATAAGGGCGTTGAGTAGATGATTCCGGTTCCATTGGATGCCTCCCTTCTTAATATCAGCGAAGAAACTAATACTATTTCTGATGTGCCGCAAGCATACGCTTACCCGTGGAATGCTCCACGGGAAGCCATTGCCAGCCCATACCCAACCTATGAGGAAATGCACAGCCGCACTCAGATGATTGCGGCTTTAGTGCGTGCGCAGGAACTACTCGAAAAGCAACCGACGCTGATTCAGATTGATGTAAAGCGTCGGTTTAGTGAGTTGGAAAAAACACAGGGTATTGAGCGTGCCAATGCGTACTTAATGAAAACCTTCGTTGAGCGCACATTGCCACGCGTCGAAACCGTTAACGCTCAATATCGCCTCCGTGAAATGAGCGGCGGCGCATTTAACTTGCTGGCAGGTAATGCCACTAAACAGGATGGCGCGGCCAGCGCAGGTGGTCAGCTATGGGAGCTGATGCGCCGCTTCAACCGACTGCCTGACATGGCGCGCGCCGACGTTGATCTACTGGCCGGGGATGTTGCTAATTTCATCCTCGCCGAGCTTGTGCAGGCACACGCACAAGCCAGCGACGAATCAGATTACAAATATACGCACCGTGTTTACATGACCGCTGCCACCATCACCCGCGAGCTGAGCCAAACGCCTCCACTGTGGGAAAAGGTCACGTCACGCCTTTTTGACCCGGAGGAAGTTACTCCAGCAATCCTGCGTATGCAGACGGAAAAGTGGTGGAAAGGCCGACTGCGCCGCGTGGCCGCATCATGGCGTGAACATCTTCAGATTGCCCAGGCTAACGTCAGCAAGAAGCATACCCCCTACGCCAGCAGCATGACCGTTTCAGAGTGGCGCGAGCAGAAGCGACGCACCCGTGAATTTCTGAAGGGAATGGAGCTGGAAGACGAGGAAGGCAACCGCATCAGCCTGATCGAGAAGTACGACGGCAGTGTAGCCAATCCGGCGATCCGTCGCTGTGAGCTGATGACCCGCATTCGCGGATTTGAAAACATCTGCAACGAAATGGGTTTTATCGGCGAGTTCTATACGCTGACCGCCCCCGCGCGCTATCACGCCACAATCAAAACCGGGCATCGTAACCGCAAATGGAACGGTACCAGCCCAGCCGACACGCAGCGTTATCTCTGCAGCGTCTGGCAGAAAATCCGCGCCAAGCTGCACCGCGAAGAAATCCGCATCTTCGGGATCCGCGTTGCTGAGCCTCATCACGACGCGACCCCACACTGGCACATGCTGATGTTTATGCGCCCGGAACAGGCTGAGCGCGTGCGCGAGATTATGCGCGACTACGCCTGGCAAGAAGACAGCAGCGAGCTAACGACCGACAAGGCCCGTAAGGCCCGTTTTCACGCCGAGGCTATCGACCCGGAGAAAGGCAGCGCAACGGGTTACGTTGCTAAATACATTTCAAAAAATATTAATGGTTATGCGCTCGATGGTGAGACAGACGACGAGAGCGGCAAAGATCTGAAAGAAATTGCCTCGGCCGTTTCCGCCTGGGCGGCACGCTGGCACATCCGGCAATTTCAGTTTGTCGGCGGTGCGCCGGTCACGGTTTACCGCGAGCTGCGCCGCATGGCAGACAGCGAAACTGCGCACGGCCTGAGCGTTGAGTTTGCGGCCGCGCATGACGCCGCCGACGCAGGAGACTGGGCTGGATATGTTAACGCACAGGGTGGTCCGTTCGTGCGCCGTGACGAGCTAGCTGTGCGCACCTGGTATCAGGTAAGCGAAGAGATGAATGAGTACGGAGAGGAAACCGTGCGTATCAAGGGTGTTTACGCAACTGAAGTTGGCGACGATACACCAATTCTAACCCGTCTGATGCAATGGAAAATTGTCCCGAAGCGTGCCGTTGATTTGGGTTTTGAATTTAAGGACGCGTCCGCGTCCTCTCGGAGTTCTGTCAATAACTGTACGGAGCCGACAGGCTCTGAAGCCGCTATCGATTTCACAAAGCCCCCTACTCGCGCCGAGCGCAGAAAGATTCTTAAGCGATTGAGAGAAAAGCCAGCGCAGGAGCAACCTGAGCCGGACAAATATCACTCTGAACTGAGTCAGTATAGAGAGCGTGAGTCTTTGAAAAAGAGTTTCTACGAGATCTCCAGGTTAACACTGTCCGACGGTGAAGCTGTGCGTATGATGAAAGGCCACACAATCAAGGTTGGGGAGCTTTCTTACTGGAGCGGTACATGCGGCTACCTCTTCCATAAACGGCGTAAAAATCCCACTCCACTAAAGCGCTTCATTGCGCTCGCGAGAAAAAGAGGCATACAGCTGTCTGATTAATAAAACGGCAGTCGGACTAATCTGAGCTGCGCGATTGTTTACGATTTTAGCTCACCATGATACTGTTTATGCATACAGTATATTTTGACTAGAAGGAGTTAATCAATTGATGGATATAGATAATCTAAGCGAGACGGTTGCACGCATCCAGTTCATTGCTGACGTATCACTCATCGCACACTGCAAAGAAGATGAATTAAAAATGGCACTGTCGATGATCAGCGACATGGCAGGGACAATCGACACATCTGTTTTCGAAGCTGCAATATACCGCCAGGCAGAATGATTAAGCCCCCCTTCCCTCCCCTTCACTAGCCACCTTTCAGGTGGCTTTTTGCTTCTGCATCAAAGTGCATATTGTTGCATGAATCCGCATGATCCAAATTGGATCGTTAAGCGTTTTTAAGGCCAGAGCTGGCGCGGTCAGAGATGGTACATGCACCTGCATGAAAAGCGATGCATAAAGCGGGCAGGCGTGGCGGGGATAGCATTGCGCGCATAGCGCTTTGCAACATAGAAATCACTAGTCACCAAAAACGCTCTCACCTTTTTAACAAAATTTTTGGTCGAAAGAAAAAAACTTGACTGTTCATGCTCGCTAATGAATTATTCGTTATTACTGTTAATCACATACTTCAGAGCTTGCAACCTTGTCATTTAATCTAACTATATTATTAATAAATAAAAATCAGCTAAGGACTCTCAATGAGAAGCACGGAATATCCCTATGATTTGATAATTGCGGTTTATCCAACTTACCGCGCCTTATTTGATGACTGGGTGCTATTTAACTATACAGATGGAGGCACTTCATCGTTTCGATGGAAAAAAAGATTCGATAAATTTGAGACTTCCAAGAGGATTGTTTCGTATGCAAGTTTTGAAGAGTGCATTCAAGAGTCAGATATAATAAACAAAAATTTAACCATCCAAATAAAAGCGTCGAATGAAAGTGATGAATTAAAAGAATCTCTTTTACTTAAATCGGAGAAAGCAATTAAAGCTAGATCTAGATTGTTAAAAGAAGAGAAATTAATGCTTGCTGCTGCGTTAAAGACTGTTGAATCTGCCCCTCGGCCTGCAAAAGAAGAGATCGACATTTCTTCACATTATTTGCGAAAAGATCAAGAGGATTTATTAAATGAATTAATGAAAGAGCTTGATAAAAACCCTTTCATAGAGATTGCTCACCTTAGAGAAAGCAGAAGAGTACTAGGGAGATCTGTTACTCACACTGATAAAATAGCTTGGACAGATAGATATAGATATAACGAGACAACAGCTAAAATTGCTTATAGAGAAATTATAGCTAGAGCCTTCGGCTTATCAGGTGCCGATCATTGGGGTAAAACCAAATCTGAAATTAGAATAATGTTACTGCCTAGAGCAAACCAGCTACTTCAGCTGGCTAGTATAAAAAGAATGCTTAGTGATGCTAAAAACAAAGGGCAAAAAGTTCTTATGGCTGGTAGCTATGTTTTTTGGTATGAAGAAGAAGGTGGTATTGGTTGGACTGTGAAGGCATCACACAGTAGCGAGCACTCTAAAAGTGGTGAAGCCCTGTGGCATCAAGGGACTATTATTTCAAAAAATCATGGCCGCATTGTCGTTTTTCCATACATTAAGGAAAATGGCGAGCGTGTTAAAGGACATACCAAAAATGCGCCTCACGATGGAAGAGCTAAGCCCAGACATCCTGATGATTATGTTGAGCTACCATTTGAAATAATAGATGAGGATTTGATGGTTGGGTTATTTGGCGAATTGAATTATGAGTAATTTGAAGCAGGCCAATTATGTTGGCCTACTTCAAGCCGTTAATTATAATGAGTATGACTGAAAAGAAATAGCATCCTCTCCAAGCCAATTGTTTATTTCTTTGAATCGCTCCTGCAGCGGTGTCAGTTCGTTTCTTACAAATACCTGCGCCGCCTTAACCGCATCCCCAAACCCGCCGGAGTTGTCCGGGATAATTCCCATCATCTGAGGCGGCACGCGGTGCGCACTTAACAGGTCGTCGCGGCTGGCCTTCTTGATGTTAAAGAAATCGTCTTTCGTCGCAACTTCACTGAGCGGCAAAATCTTGATCCCGTCCGGCTTACCGTTCGGCGCGTACATGAACAGGTTGCGGAAGTTGCCTAGGCCTTTCGTGTCGCGCATCGCCTGGCGCATCCGGTCAACGTCGCTGCTGCTCTGCGCCGCGTCGGTCATGTAGAGGATGTAACCTGCGTGCGCGCCGTTCTGGTAATACTTGCGGCGGAACAGCGTTGCCGCCTCATTCAGCCAGGCTGAGTTAAGCGCGCTGAGGTATTCAGGCAGGCCGTAAAGCTCCTGATTAATATCCGGCTCCAGCAGGTGAAACACGCTGCCGGCCGAAAATTCGTGCGGCTCTTTCCAGTCATTTACAAACCAGTAAACGCCATCCTTAACGCCTTTACGGGTGAATTTGGCCGGAGTGGTTTCAAGACGCAGCGGCTTACCCAGGCTGTTGCGGCGCAGCTCGGCAAAGGCGTTGCCGAAGACCAGATAATCCAGCGCAAACTTGCTGAACTCCTGCTGGCTCATCATCGGGTGCGGGATAAAGGTTGATGCCAGAATGTTGCGCTTTACGTAAATCGGCGAGCTGTGGTGAACGGCCGAGCGCAGGCTCTTAGCCAGCCCGCTAAAGCTGACCGGCGGCTCAAACCAGCGCCCGTTACCGATGCACTCGGCATAATCAAGAATGTCGCGCTTATCCATAACCGGTGTAGGATCGCCAAAGGTAAACGCCTCGGCGCTCTGCTGCGGTGCGGTTGCCTGTACCGGCTGCGCGGTGGCGGTGTGAGCCTTGCGGCCTCTGCGTTTGCTCATCAGTAAAATTCCAGAATTGAGGGGTTAGCGCCGCCGCTGGCTGCGGTAAGCGGTTCGTTTAACAGTGCGTGCATGATNCTGCTGCGGTGCGGTTGCCTGTACCGGCTGCGCGGTGGCGGTGTGAGCCTTGCGGCCTCTGCGTTTGCTCATCAGTAAAATTCCAGAATTGAGGGGTTAGCGCCGCCGCTGGCTGCGGTAAGCGGTTCGTTTAACAGTGCGTGCATGATGGCCCAGGCGACGTCGGCGTGGCTGGCCTCTTCGCTGCGGCTCGCCTCATAGGTTGAGCGGTTGCCGCTGGCGGTCATGGTTTTGCGGATAGCCATAAACGACTGCGTGATATCCGTCGCCCCGGCGTCATACTCAAGCCGCCCGCTGCTGATGGTGTCCTTCGCTTTCAGCACCATTGCGGTTTTCACTTCCGGCGAGTATTTGATCTCGCGCGCGGCCGGATAAAACTGGCGTACCAGCTGGAAAACGCCCTGGCCGATGCCGGTCGCATCCACGCCGATATATTCAACGGTGTATTTTTTCGTTAAGTCCTCGATTGATTTCGCCTGAGCGGCAAAGTCCATGCCCCGCCACTGGTGATGCTCCAGCACGCGGAATTTACCGCCCGCAACGAGCGGCGGCGCGATAACCGCACAGCCNATGCCCCGCCACTGGTGATGCTCCAGCACGCGGAATTTACCGCCCGCAACGAGCGGCGGCGCGATAACCGCACAGCCTGCGCTGTCGCCGGTATGCGACGGGTCATAGCCGATCCAGACCGGCCGGTATGCGAACGGACGCGGCAGATAGGGGTTAAAGTCCTCCCACTCCTCCAGGCTGTCGATCATGCAGCTCTGCAGCTCGGCGAACGGGAACACGCTCGCCTCATCGTCGACGAACTCACACATCAGCAGGTTCTGATATTCCGCCGGGCTGTACTCAAGCTGCAGCTGGTCAATATCGAAGAGGTTGCAGCCGCCGGTCAGCGCATCCTCAACGGTGACAATCTGCCGCCACTGCCCGTCACCGCACAGCGCGCCTTTTGCCAGGTGAGAATGCGACAGGTCTATCTCGATGCGATCAGCCTTGCTGCGACGCCCTTTGTTGAACAGCTCGCCCGACCAGAACGGATAGGCGCTGTGCGACAGGGCCGACGGCGTGGAAAAGTAGGTTGTACGCCACTTTTTGTGTAACGACATGCCGCTGGCGACTTTGCGCAGCTCCTGGAATTTCGGTATCCAGAAATATTCGTCCAAGTACAGGTTGCCGGTGTAGCTCTGCGCGGTGCGCACGTTGGTGCCGAGGAATATCAGACGCGCGCCGTTCGGCAGCACGATGGGATCGCCTTTCAGGTCAACATCAGCCTGGCGGGCGAAGTCGATAATGTAGTTTTTGAAGACGTGCGCCTGCGCCTTGCTGGCCGAAAGAAATATCTGGTTGCGGCCGGTGGTCAGCGCATCGATCAGCGCCTCGCGGGCAAAGTAGAACGTTGCGCCAATCTGGCGCGACTTCAGGATATTGCGGATGCGGTGAGTCAGCCCCGCGCGGTGCCAGTTGAGCTGATACTCAAAGCAGTTATCCATAAACACGCCGGTCAGCTTATCTGTCTGTTCGTCGCTGAACTCGTTTTTAACGACCGGCTGGCGCTCGCCCCGGTTGCGGTTGCGCACGTTAGGATTCAAGTCGGCCTCGTTGCCGCTGCTGCGGTAACGCTCAACGCGGGCAAGGCGCTCAATCTGACGGCCCAGCGCGTCTATCTCCTTGTAATCACCATTCCCCTTTACCTCTTTCATGATGAGCTGAATCAGCCGGGCTTCCATGCTGGATTCAACGCGACTGATGGGTGCGACGTTATCCCACGCGTCGCGCAGCTTCCAGCTCTGCACGGTTGGCGTTTTCTGTCCGAGCGTTTCCGCAATCTGGCGCACGGAATAACCCTGCCAGTAAAGCAGCGCGGCCTGACGGCGCGGATCGCTGATGATGGTTGTCGGTGTCGTTTTCATACCGGCAAGGCTACCGGGGCCGAAAATGGCGCGCCTGCTGTGCCTGTTTGCTGATGCATCAGCGGGCTGGCATTCGTTGAGGGATTGTGTGGCGACGGGGAAACTGGCCCCGAACCGACCCAACACCTGACCGGAGCCTGATTAATGGCAGCAATCAAAGCAAAGCGTTTTCGTATCGCAACAGAGGGCGCAACCACTGACGGCCGAGTCATTTCCCGCGACTGGATTTCGCAGATGGCGAAAAGCTACAGCCCGGAAATGTACGGCGCACGCATCAACATGGAACACATCCGGGGCTATGCCGCCGACAGCACTTTCCGCCGCTTTGGTGATGTGACCGCCGTTGAGGCTGAAGAAATCGGCGATGGCCCGCTCAGGGGCAAGCTGGCGCTGTATGCCTGGATTGATCCGACGCCTGAGCTGGTTGAGCTGACCAAAGCGCGCCAGAAAATCTACACGTCTATTGAGGTTAACCCTGACTTCGCCGACACGGGCGAGGCGTATCTGGTCGGCCTGGCCGTCACCGACGACCCGGCAAGCCTCGGCACGGAAATCCTGAGCTTCAGCGCCACGGCAAAAGTTAATCCGCTGGCATCCCGCAAGCTGGATAAAGGCAACCTCTTTACCGCCGCCGAAGAAACCGTGATCGAGTTTGAAGAAGCAGCAGAGCCGTCACCGTCCCTGCTGGCGCGCATCTCGGCAATGTTCTCTGCCAAAAAGAAAACCGATGGCGAGCAGTTCGCCGACGTCAGCGCGGCGGTAACGGCCGTCGCCGAGCAGGTGCAGCTGAACGCGGAGAGCCAGACGCAGGAGCTGTCGGCGCTGGAGCAATCCGTCACCGCACGCCTGGAGGCTATCGAGCAGCAGGCCGGGGAAGACCGTGCCGCTTTCGCTGCGCTGCAGGGCCAGCTTTCGCAGACCGACGGGAGCTTCAACCGCCGCCCGGCGGCAACCGGCAGCGATCCGAAGTCCGGCGCGCAGACCGACTGCTAATCAGGCGTTGCCTGAACGTTAAAACCCAACACAGAGATAAACAGGAACGCCAATGCGCAAGAATACCCGCTTCAAGTTTAACCAGTTCATGACCCGCCTCGCCGAGCTGAACGGNGGGCCAGCTTTCGCAGACCGACGGGAGCTTCAACCGCCGCCCGGCGGCAACCGGCAGCGATCCGAAGTCCGGCGCGCAGACCGACTGCTAATCAGGCGTTGCCTGAACGTTAAAACCCAACACAGAGATAAACAGGAACGCCAATGCGCAAGAATACCCGCTTCAAGTTTAACCAGTTCATGACCCGCCTCGCCGAGCTGAACGGCGTCGAAACTGACGACATGAACAAGAAATTTACCGTTGAGCCGTCGGTCACGCAGACGCTGATGAACCGCGTGCAGGAGTCTTCAGATTTCCTGACCCGCATCAACATCGTGCCTGTGTCCGAAATGAAGGGCGAAAAAATCGGGATCGGCGTGTCCGGCTCGATTGCCAGCGTGACCGACACGGCAGGCGGCGACGAGCGCGAAACCGCTGATTTCGCCGCGCTGGATAAGCAGGGTTATGAGTGTGTGCAGGTCAACTACGATTTCCACATCCGCTATAACACCCTCGACCTGTGGGCGCGCTATGAAGATTTTCAGGCCCGCCTGCGTGACGCCATCGTGAAGCGCCAGGCACTTGACCGCATCATGATCGGCTTCAACGGCGTGACCCGCGCCAAAACCTCAAACCGTGCCAAGTTCCCGATGCTGCAGGACGTGGCCGTAGGCTGGCTGCAGAAGTACCGCAACGATGCGCCTGAGCGCGTGATGAGCAAAGTCACTGAGGAAGACGGCACCGTTATCTCTGAAAAAATCCGCGTCGGCAAAAACGGCGACTATGCCAGCCTCGACGCGCTGGTTATGGATGCCACCAACACCCTGATCGAGCCGTGGTATCAGGAAGACCCGGAGCTGGTTGTCATCGTGGGCCGTCAGCTGCTGGCTGATAAATACTTCCCGATCGTCAACCAGTCGCAGNAGCAAAGTCACTGAGGAAGACGGCACCGTTATCTCTGAAAAAATCCGCGTCGGCAAAAACGGCGACTATGCCAGCCTCGACGCGCTGGTTATGGATGCCACCAACACCCTGATCGAGCCGTGGTATCAGGAAGACCCGGAGCTGGTTGTCATCGTGGGCCGTCAGCTGCTGGCTGATAAATACTTCCCGATCGTCAACCAGTCGCAGGCCAATACCGAACAGCTGGCCGCTGACGTCATTATCAGTCAGAAACGCATCGGCGGTCTGCCAGCGGTGCGCGTGCCGTACTTCCCGGCCGACGCCATGTTTATCACCCGCACCGATAACCTGTCGATTTACTTCCAGGAGGGTACACACCGCCGCCTTATTGACGAAGTGCCAAAACGTGACCGCATCGAAAACTATGAGTCCATCAACGAGGACTACGTGATCGAGGATTACGCGGCGGGTTGTCTGGTTGAAAACATCGAGGTCGGTGTGTTCGCTGCACCTGCAGCCACTATGCAGGAAGTGGAGGCATAACGCATGTTGAGCCCTGCCCGACGTCATCGCATGCGCCAGCAGGCTATCGAAGCCTCGCAGAACGCCGACAACCCCCTGCGCCACGCCAGCGGCTATGAGCAGATGCTCATCAAGCTGAATGACGACAAACGCCGCCTGAAAAAAGTGCACTCCAACGAGCGCAAGGCGGAAATTAAGCGTCAGCTGCTGCCTGAGTACCTGCCGTGGGTGTCCGGCGTGCTGGAGAAAGGCAAAGGCGCACAGGATGCCGTGCTGATGACCGTCATGATCTGGCGGCTCGATGCGGGCGACGTACCCGGCGCGCTGGAAATTGCCCGGTACGCGCAGATGCATGGCCTTGTGTCGCCGGACGGCTTCAGGCGCGCCAGCCTGCCATATCTGCTGGCCGAGGAAGTCGCCAGCGCGGCAACGCGCGCCTGGACGGCAAAAGCGCCGGTCGATGTTGACCCGCTGCTGGCAACCATTGCGATGACGGAATCCGAAGACATGCCCGACCAGGTGCGCGCCAAGCTGCACAAGATAACCGGGTATGTGCTTCGCGATGCGGGCAGGGCTTCGGAGGCGATGACCCACCTTGTAAGAGCGCAACAGCTGCACGACGGCTGCGGCGTCAAAAAAGACATTGAGCGGCTGGGCACGGCGATGAAAAAAGAAGCTATCGCCCGCCGCTGACCAAACGCGACCCCGCGCACGGGCGGCAGGACGGCAACACACTTTCAGTGTCTGCGCCGTCCTCCACCGCCCACCTATTTCAAAGGCCGACTATGAATAACACGGTTGTTATCCCCGCCCCGCGACCGGCAGACGCTGCCGAGCCGCCGGTAAAGAATACGTTTTTCTGGCCTGATGTTGACCTGCAGCAGCTGCGCGATTCATTGCGCTATGAGGGAACGGTCACGGCGCAGCGCCTGCGCCTTGCCGTGAAAACGGCAATTTCTGAAGTGAACGCCGAGCTGTACGACTGGCGCGCCGCGCAGATTGCGGCGGGCTTTAAGGTGCTGGCCGACGTGCCTGCGGAATCGCTCGACGGCGAGAGCGAAAAGATTACGGCCTACCTTGCCGCCGTCGGCGCGCTGACCGCCGCCACCATCGTTGAGCGCTATCGCGGCTATGACGCCAGCGGCACAAAAAAGGCGGGCGAAATCGAGGCCAGCGCCGACGAGTACTGGCGCGACGCGCGATTCAGTATCAGCCGCATCGCCGGTAAGCCCGGCTGCATTGTGGATCTGCTCTGATGAACGTTTACGCGCAGCAGGGCGATACCGTTGACGAAATCTGTCAGCGCTATTACGGGCGAACCGGTCAGGCCGTCGAGCTGGTTTATGCAGCTAATCCGGGCCTCGCCGAAAGCGGGCCGGTGCTGCCGCACGGCTGCGAGGTGACGCTGCCTGATCTGCCTGAATCTTCAGCAGGTGAAACCGTCAACCTGTGGGACTAAAAATGGAAAAAATCAGCTCTGTGATCAACTACCTGATTGGCCTCATCCTGATGTGGTTCGGCCGTCATACGCCGCAGGATATCGCCTTTATGGTCGGTTCCGGCGTGGCGGTTATCACGCTTATAACTAACGTGGCGACGTTCTTTATCAACTGGCATTACCGACGCAAAACCTACGAGCTGCAGCGCCTGCGGGGGGTGAACCTTGAGCCAGACCGTTAAACGCTGCGCCGTCGTCGCCGTGCTGGCGATTGCTGCGCTGCTGCCACAGTTTAAAACCCTGAAAACGTCCGAGGCCGGGCTTACGCTCATTGCCAACGCCGAGGGGTGCCGCACCTCGCCCTATCAGTGCAGCGCCGGAGTCTGGACTAACGGCATCGGTCACACAGAGGGCGTGACGCCGCAAAGCCAGATCAGCGAGCGGCAGGCGGCGGTTAATCTTGTGTATGACGTGATGCGCGTCGAGCGCGGGATCGATACCTGTATGCGCAGCGATATGCCGCAGCCGGTCTATGACACGGCCGTTTCATTCGCCTTTAACGTCGGCGTGCGCGCGGCCTGCAGCTCGACCTTTGCCCGTTATATCAGGCTGCAGCACTGGCTTGATGCCTGTAATGAGCTGCGGCGCTGGGTGTTCGTTAAGGGCGTGAGAAATCGCGGGCTGGAGAACCGCCGCGCGAATGAGACAGCTTACTGCCTGCGGGGTGCGTCATGACGCGCCTGATTGCCGCTTTGCTGGCCGTCGCTCTGCTGGCGCTGGGCGTGACCGGCTGGCAGTGGAAAGCCGCGAAGGACGATCTGACCAGCGCACAGCGCATTATCGTCACGCTGTCGGCCGGTATCGAGAGCCGGGATAAAGCAATAGCCCGGCTGGATGCCGATGCGAGGGCCAGCCAGAAGCGCGAGGCCGAGCTGCGGCTGATACAGGGGCGCGCCAGCACGGCCGCGCTTAACCGTGAAATGACGATACAGAGAGAAACCGATGCTAATCCGATACTGCGTGACTGGTCTGCTGCTGCTCTGCCTGACGATGTTATCCGGCTGCACGCCCGCCCGGCCTTCGCCAGCGCCAGAGATTATCTGGATTGGGTGTCCGCGCGTGACAAGCTGCCCGGTGCCGGGAAACAGCCTTAAAACGGCGGNCCGGCCTTCGCCAGCGCCAGAGATTATCTGGATTGGGTGTCCGCGCGTGACAAGCTGCCCGGTGCCGGGAAACAGCCTTAAAACGGCGGGCGATCTGGCGGCTGACAATCGCCAGCTTGAGGCCGCCCTCGCCGCCTGCGGGCTGCAGGTCGAAATCATCAAAGACTGCCAGGAACAACACGATGCTGAAACCCCAACAACTGCGCCAGGCACTGACCGACAGCGTGCCGGAGCTGCAGCGAAACCCTGACGCGCTCAACGTATTTATCGACAGCGGGCGCATCGTCTCGACGCTTGCCAGCTCGCTGTCGTATGAATACCAATACCGGCTTAACATGGTCATTACCGACTACGCCGGGAATATCGACCTGCTGATCGTGCCGCTGCTGGCATGGCTGCGTATAAATGAACCCGACATCATGGCAACCGAGGAAAAGCGCCGGACAGGCTTTACCTTCCAGGCGGATATTATCAGCGACACGGCCAGCGATATCAGCATTGAGCTGCAGCTGAGCGAGCGCGTGATCGTGAAGCGGGCCGACGACGGGCTGCACGTGACCCACGTCGGCGAGAACCCGCTGCCGGAGGATGACGCGCGGCCGCTGCAGCTTTATGTTCACGGCGAGCTGGTCAGCGAGTGGCGGACATGAGCGAGCTGCAGCTGGTAAATGAACGGCTGGAAGCGCTTATCAGCAGCCTGTCAGCCCCGGCGCGCAAAGAGATGGCGCGAACCATCGCGAAGAAGCTGCGCGAGAGTCAGCAGCAGAACATCAAGCGCCAGCAGGCTCCTGACGGCACGCCGTTTAAGCCCCGAAAAACGCAGCCGGTGCGCAGCAAAAAAGGCCGGATAAAGCACGAGATGTTTGCAAAGCTGCGCACGGCTAAATACATGAAAACTCAAGCCAGCCCGAATGAGGCCGTGATCGAGTTTGCGGGCAGCGTGCAGCGCATGGCCCGCGTGCATCATTACGGGCTGCGCGACCGGCCTTCACGCAAAGGTAAAGAAGTGCAGTATGAGGCGCGCCCTCTGTTGGGTATTAGTAAAGAGGCACTAAAAATAATTGAAGATCTAGTCATAAATAATTTAATAGGTTAAGTGTCAGCCAAAGCTGCAATTTATTGTAAATTTTCAATGTAATTAATCATACTCAATGCCTGTGGTAATAAGGTGGGGTTCAATCCTTCAAGATGACAGGACTCGACGATTACCTCCAATCTTTCCTTTGTAATATTTAAAAGGTTAGAATATAGATTTACCTCAGCTAACATTAATTTGCTTGGATAGGATTCATGATATTTTTTAAAGGTTTCAAGATTGGTCGAGTGAGTTTTTACGATTGAAATTTCTTTATGTATTTCGCCTTCGATTATTTCAATGTTACCATTCACCTTCTTTGAGAAAGCATTGACGTCGTATCTATGTGGATTAGAAATCTTATCTTTTAAATAAAATTCATAATGCCCAGATGCTACTATTTCTTTAAGAATCAACTTATCTACCTTCGGTTTTCTCAACCTAAGTGTAGCGTGATAAATATCATTTATAGTCTCAGCTTCAATGCCAGATTTTCTGAGTATTTTTTTTGCAGCCTTGACCCAATTCGCTGTGTTTTTTAGGTGTTCTTGATGGTAGTTAGCCGCTAATGCGTGAGCAAGTTCTTCTTCAGATGCTTCTTTAACAGCATCTACAACTTCTACTAACAATGTTGATTTCTCAATATCTGCTGGAGAACAATAATTTATATTCTCAACAAGAGCTATGCCAGCATGATAATAGCATTGAGCAACCAGTCTTGAACAAAACTGGCCTGTCACAATAGCTTTACTTGGTTTCTTTTTCTTACCGGCTTTGATTGCTTCAGATTTGTCATACTTTGAACCGACTAACGTTCGTGAAAAAATAGTTATATTTTCAATTTGAGATGGTTCAACTTCATCTGATAGCCTCAGTACTTTTAAATCATTTTTTTCAACCACTGCAAACCTATTAGGTATTTTGCTAAAGACTCCTCCACCCGAAGTGGCTTCAATTATAGTTGAGCCTTCATAGAGCATTGCATGCGAATAATGACTTCCTGTTATCCTCATAATTGCCAAGCTATGGGCTTTATAACCATGCTCTAAAATAATATCTCCGGGTTTGAGTGCTGCCAAGTTGAGAACATATTTTTTTCTGATATCAGTTACTGCATCCATTCTAAAGCTCCTTCATTAATGTTTCACAAACATGTTTGCTGATGTACTAACAAACGTCAATTGCTGGAAATTCTTTAGTCAAATATTGATCATTTAAGCATGAACGAACAACTCTCAGAAATTCAGCGCCTGCTGCGCAACCTGATCCGCATCGGAACCGTGTCGGCCGTCAATCTCGACGGCGGGCTGTGCCGTGTCGATACCGGAAAAAACACAACCGGCTGGCTGCACTGGCTGAGCGCCCGCGCGGGTAAAACCCGTTCCTGGAATGCGCCGTCAGTGGGTGAGCAGGTGCTTGTTCTGTGCCTCGGCGGCGAGCTCGATACCGGCTTTGTGCTGCCGGGCATTTTCTCGGATGACAACCCGGCTCCGTCAGTCTCGGCCGATGCGCTGNGCCGTGTCGATACCGGAAAAAACACAACCGGCTGGCTGCACTGGCTGAGCGCCCGCGCGGGTAAAACCCGTTCCTGGAATGCGCCGTCAGTGGGTGAGCAGGTGCTTGTTCTGTGCCTCGGCGGCGAGCTCGATACCGGCTTTGTGCTGCCGGGCATTTTCTCGGATGACAACCCGGCTCCGTCAGTCTCGGCCGATGCGCTGCACTGGTCATTTCCTGACGGCGCGGTGATCGAGTACGAGCCGGAAACCGGCGCACTGACCGCAACCGGCATACAGACGGCAACTATTAAAGCGGCGGTAAAAATCCTCTTTGACTCGCCAGAAGTGGAATGCACAACGCTGCTCAAAACTGCGCAGCTGGAAGTCACTAAGGGCGGCACGATGAAAGGCGACGTTACGCATACAGGCGGCAGTCTGTCCTCAAACGGCAAGGTACTGCATTCGCATATCCATCCGGGCGACAGCGGCGGAAAAACGGGGGCGCCTGTATGACAACCGCAAAATATATCGGCATGAATCGGGAAACCGGCGGCACGCTGACCGACCTCGATCACATCCGGCAGTCGGTGCGTGACATTCTGCTGACCCCCGTCGGCACCAGGGTGATGCGCCGCCAGTATGGTTCGCTTTTATCCGCGCTGATTGACCAGCCGCAAAACGAGGCGCTGCGCCTGCAGATTATGTCGGCCTGCTATCTGGCGATCCTGAAGTGGGAGCCGCGCGTAAAGCTGACTGCCATCAGCTTTGAGTCGGATATCAACGGCGCAATGGTGGTTGAGCTGTCCGGCAGCCGCACCGACAGCACGCAGCTTTTTTCCCTAACCGTTCCTGTGAGCTGAGACTATGGCAACTATCGACCTGAGCCAGCTGCCCGCACCTGACGTGTTGGAGGCGCTGGACTATGAAACCCTGCTGGCCGAAAGAAAGGCGACGCTGATTTCCCTTTACCCCACTGACCAGCAGGAGGCCGTCGCCCGCACGCTGACGCTTGAATCAGAACCCATCGTTAAGCTGCTACAGGAAAACGCTTACCGCGAGCTGATCCTGCGCCAGCGCATCAACGAGGCGGGGCAGGCAGTAATGGTGGCGTATGCACTGGATGGCGACCTTGACCAGCTCGGCGCAAACAATGGCGTAACCCGCCTGACGATTACCCCGGCCGATGATACAGCCATACCGCCGACAGCCGCCATGATGGAAAGTAACGATGATTTCCGGCTGCGCATTGCCTCGGCGTTTGAGGGGCTTAGCGTTGCCGGGCCGACCGGTGCATATGAGTATCACGCCAGAAGCGCCGACGGCCGCGTAGCCGATGCATCAGCCATCAGCCCGTCGCCCGCCGTTGTTACCGTGACTGTGCTTGCGCGTGAGGGCAATGGCGTGGCCGGTGATGATTTGCTGGCCGTGGTTAACGCTGCGCTCAATGACGAAGACGTGCGCCCGGTTGCCGACCGGGTGAGCGTGCAGTCAGCGAAGATTGTTAATTACGAAATCGAGGCCGAGCTGTACCTCTATCCGGGGCCGGAAGCGGAACCGATCCGCGCCGCCTCTGAGGCAAAGCTCGCCGCCTTTGTCAGCGCACAGAAGCGCCTCGGCCGTGACATTCGCCTGTCTGCGCTCTATGCCGCCATGCACGTTGAGGGCGTGCAGCGCGTCAACCTTATCAAGCCTTCTGCTGACGTGGTGCTCGACAAAACGCAGGCTGCTTACTGCACAGGCTACACGCTGACCGTGGGAGGCTCGGATGAGTGATCGCCTGCTGCCGACCGGCTCGTCAGCGCTTGAGGTTGCAGCCGCTGAGGCGCTGGCAAGCCCCGGCGCGATGAACGCACCACTGCGCCAGTTATGGAATCCTCAAACCTGCCCGGTCGAGCTTCTGCCCTATCTGGCGTGGGCGTGGTCAGTTGATCGCTGGGATTCAGCCTGGCCGGAATCGACAAAGCGCGCCGTGGTTGCCGCCTCGCAGTACGTGCACCGGCACAAGGGAACGATAGGTGCTATCCGCCGCGTCGTTGAGCCGCTGGGCTATCTCATCAGGATAATTGAGTGGTGGAAAACCAACGAAGCGCCAGGCACGTTCCGGCTTGATGTGGGCGTGCTGGATACCGGCATTACGGAGGAAATGTATAACGAGCTTGAGCGCCTGATAGCCGACGCGAAGCCCTGCAGCCGTCACCTTATCGGCCTGTCTATCAATCTGGACGCGAACGGCGCGCTGCCGGTTGCCGTTGCCAGCTACAGCGGCGACGAGCTAACTGTTTATCCCTATACCCCTGAACTTATCAGCGTCGGCGGGCCGGGTTATTCCGGCGTGGCGGTGCATCTTATTGACCTGACGGAAGTGAGCGCATGACGACAAAATATTTTGCCCTGCTGACCAATCAGGGCGCGGCTAAGCTGGCGAACGCCGCCGCACTCGGCACGAAAGTGAATATCACATCATTAGGCGTCGGAGATGGTGGCGGCACGTTGCCGACGCCTGACGCCGCACAGACAAAGCTCATCGGCGAGAAGCGCCGCGCGCAGCTCAATTCGCTGACCGTTGACGCGGCAAACAGCAGCCAGATTATTGCGGAGCAGATTATTCCCGAAAGTGAGGGCGGTTTCTGGATCCGCGAAATCGGCCTGTACGACGCCGACGGCGTACTGATTGCCATTGCTAACTGCCCGGAGACTTACAAGCCTCAGCTGAAGGAAGGCAGCGGCCGGACGCAGACCGTGCGCATGATTTTAATCGTAAACAGCACAACCGCCGTCACGCTGAAAATTGATCCGTCAGTGGTGCTGGCAACGCGAAAGTATGTTGATGATGCTGTGATCGAGGTTAAAGCCTACGCTGACAGCGTAATGAAAATGCACACCGATGCTAAAAACCCACACAGCCAGTACCTGCAGATCGCAAACGCCCTGGCAGAAATCAAAGACGCCGGGCTGGTTGCAGACGTTCTCAAAAACCTCGGTTTAGGCGACGCGGCAAAAAAGACCGTAGGTAATGGCACCGGCCAGCTGCCTGACATGAGTTTCTTCTCAATCGTTAAAAGCGGTAACGGGTACTGCAAATTCCCGAACGGCCTGATCCTGCAATGGGGGAGTGGCACCTTTGCACAGCAGTCAACCACGACTGTTACGCTTCCTGTGTCGTTTCCAAGCGCCGGATTTTCACTTGTTGCTAATAAGGGATCGTCAATTCCGTCAAAAGGCGAATACGCAGTAGGTGTGCAATTTCGCGATAAATCATCTTTCTCTCTTACAAACAGCGGCCCGGATACTACTCAGCAGGGCATCTGGTGGATAGCGTTAGGAATTTAAATGAAAAAATATTCGCCTTCGAATAATGCCTTTTATGATACCGCCATTAATCAGGATATACCGGAAGATGCGATCAATATTACCGAACAGGCCTGGGCTGATTTACTGTCCGGGCAGGCAGAAGGAAAGCTGATTGCCTGTGGTGCTGATATGCGGCCCTGCCTGACTGAACAGCCATTACCGACAGCTGAGGAACTTATCAGGCAGGCTGAGGACAAGCGTAGCAGGTTGCGGGCTGAAGCTGATGCGGCTATACAGCCCCTGCAGGATGCGAGCGATTTAGGGATAGCAACAGATGAGGAAGCAGGTCAGCTTGTCGCCTGGAAAAAATACCGCGTCATGCTGATGCGGGTGAACCCGGAAGATGCTAAAAAAATAATATGGCCTGAACAGCCTGTCCAATAAGAAGGCTGCGTTATTGTCTGGCTCAGTATTTGTTCTGCATTGTGGAGCTGAGCCAAACTTAAAACCCACCTCCAGCCATGAGCGGCATACATAAGTCTACATTATTCTCTCAACCTGATAGACATAACGAGCGTGATTATTTTTTGAACGGCAAGTATACTTGGATATTTTAGAGCATTTTAAAGTAGAATTGGCATTGATTTATTAGTCTATATGTATGCTCAAACAAAAAGAGGAAGCCATGAATTTAAAAGAGTTGTCGAATTTCATTCGTAAAAATCTTGTTGCCTGTATTGTTTCTTTACTTATTTTTGGCGCTTTTGGTGCTTTTTTAGTCCAGCAATATATAGTTCTATATGATAAGAAAAATGAATTAGACCAGCAGGTTAAAGCTTTTTACGATGAAAGCCTTATTAAGCAGGAGGAGTTTTTAAAAAGGGAGAAAGAAGTATATAAGCAAGAGATCTCAATTAAAAGCGAAAAAGAAACATACGCTAAGAAACTCTTGGAATTAGATAGCTTAAAGACAAAATATGAGAAATTAAATGCTGAGCTTAATGAGAGTGCGAGAGCTTCATCAGTGGAAATGCGTAGGCAAATAGCAGAAGAAAAACTAAATAGCTTAATGTCTGAAATTTCTGCAACAGGTGCTAATTTAAGAGCAACTCCTGAATGTAATGATAAAGAAGGTTGGAAACAGTATAATATCGCCAGATCCAAGCTTAATGAAGCAATAAGTTTTGCACGTGCACATGGACTATATGAGGACTATCAAGGCTTTTTTAATGCAAATTCATCTTTGATGATGTCAACATGCTGAGTTGCTCTTCATTGAGATTCGCAAACTCTTAATAGATTTATCTTTAATCATAATTGGTGTTGTGCAGTAACCAGAGTCCGCTTTTGGCATAAAGCGGACTCAAGAAAATATATTTCTCTCAGGAATAGTTTTTGCTTAAATTTTAGCTGACACGCTTATTTTATTTCGCCCTTTCAGGCCATTCGATATCTGGCGCTTTGCTGGTATCAATCCGGCTCAGCGCCACCCATACCTTTTTTCATTCTGCCAGGCGGGTGATCTCCGTATCAGATGCAATACTAATATCAACCGCATCCTGCAGCGGCGCAATGGTCCGGTTTGCCTCATCCATTTCTGCGGCCAGTCTGCTGCTGGCAATCAGCACTGCATTCTCGTGGTATCAGTAAAAACCCTTTACCGGTACATACTGGCCGACAGGCAGCGCCAGATTACTAATTCTGTCTGCTGACTGACCAGCAAACCCCCATCAGATGCACCGCTAAACCTGACCTGACACCCTGAGCACACCCTCAAAACGGAGTGCATCAGATGTCAGATTATCATCATGGTGTCCGCGTCGTCGAAGTCAACGACGGCACGCGCACCATTACAACTGTATCAACCGCAATCGTGGGCATGGTCTGCACTGCGCAGGATGCGGACGCAATAACCTTCCCGCTTAATACGCCGGTACTTATCACCAACGTGCAGGCAGCTGTCGGCAAAGCAGGTAAAAAAGGCACGCTCGCTGCCGCGCTGCAGGCCATTGCCGACCAGTCAAAACCCGTGACCGTCGTCGTGCGCGTGGCTGAAGGTGCCGACGAAGCCGAAACCACGTCCAATATCATCGGCGGTACGGATGAAAACGGCCAGTATACCGGCATGAAAGCGCTGCTCGCCGCGCAGACCCAGCTCGATGTTAAGCCTCGCATTCTTGGCGTGCCGGGGCTGGATTCACTGGCGGTCGCGACCGCGCTTGCCAGCATCGCGCAGCAGCTGCGCGCCTTTGCCTACGTGTCAGCGTGGGAATGCAAAACCATTTCCGAAGCCCGCCTGTATCGTCAGAACTTCAGCCAGCGCGAAATCATGGTTATCTGGCCGGACTTTCTCGCCTGGAACACTGCGACCAGCAAATCCGATACTGCCTTTGCGACCGCCCGCGCGCTGGGCCTGCGCGCCAAAATCGACAACGACACGGGCTGGCATAAAACCCTGTCTAACGTCGGCGTTAACAATGTGACCGGTATTTCCGCGTCGGTGTTCTGGGATCTGCAGCAGACCGGCACCGACGCCGACCTGCTCAACGAGGCCGACATTACGACGCTGATTCGTAAAGACGGTTTCCGCTTCTGGGGCAACCGCACCTGCAGCGATGACCCGCTGTTTCAGTTTGAGAACTACACCCGCACCGCGCAGGTGCTGGCCGACACGATGGCCGAGGCGCACATGTGGGCGGTTGATAAGCCGCTGACGCCGGTTCTGGTGCGCGAGATTATCGCGGGCATAAATGCGAAGTTCCGCGAGCTGGTTAACGCCGGTTATCTGCTGGGTGCATCCGCCTGGTATGACGAAAGCGCCAACGATAAAGACACCCTGAAGGCTGGGAAACTCTTTATCGATTATGACTATACGCCGGTTCCGCCGCTGGAGGATTTAACCCTTCGCCAGCGCATCACCGACACCTATCTGGCGAACTTCGCCGCATCCGTAAACAGCTGAGGAGCCGGATAAATGGCACTGCCACGCAAACTGAAGGGCATGAACCTTTTTAACGACGCCAACAGCTATCAGGGTGTCGTTACCGCCGTCACCCTGCCGAAGCTGGCGCGCAAGCTCGACCCGTTCCGCGCGGGCGGCATGAGCGGCGCGGCCTTTATTGATAACGGTCTGGAAGATGACGCGCTTGATGTTGAATGGAGCATCGGCGGTATTGATGAGCTGGTACTCACGCAGTGGGGTGCGTCTGACATTCCCCTGCGCTTTACCGGCTCTTACCAGCGCGACGATACCGGCGAGGAAATCGCGGTAGAGATTGAGGTGCGCGGTAAGCATCAGTCGTTTGATTTTGGTGAAGCCAAGCAGGGCGAAGATACCGAAACCAAAATCACCAGTAAAAACACCTATTACAAGCTCACCTTCAACGGCAAAGAGCTGATCGAAATCGACACCATCAACATGGTGGAGAAGGTTAACGGCACTGACCGTCTTGAGCAGCGCCGTAAAAACCTCGGCCTGGTATAAACACTGACGCCAGCGCCCGCCGCTGGCATTACCTGACTACAGTGAACAGAGAACAATCATGGAAAAGAAAGATAGCGTTGTTGAGTTTGAAACCCCGCTGAAGCGCGGCGAAACCGAAATCAAAAGCGTGGAGCTGATTAAGCCGACGGCCGGAAGTCTGCGCGGCGTGCGCCTGGCCGACCTGTGCCAGTCTGATGTTGACGCCCTGCTGACCGTGCTGCCCCGCATTACCCTGCCAGCGCTGACAAAGGCCGAGTGTAATGCCCTTGATCCGGTAGACCTGATTGCGCTGGGCGGAAAGGTGATCGGTTTTTTGCAGTCGAAGTCGGACGAATAGACTGGCCGCACGGCCTGACGGTTAACGACCTGATGGCCGACATTGCCACGATATTTCACTGGCAACCTTCCGAGATGTACGACATGCCGCTGGCCGAGCTGATGGACTAGCGGCATAAAGCCTTTATCCGCAGCGGAGCAACCCCGGATGAGCAATAACCTCAAGGTGCAGGTACTGCTGAACGCGGTAGACAAAGCCTCGCGCCCCTTCAAAGCCGTGCAGACCGCCGCTAAAAATCTGTCGTCTGACATTCGCCAGACACAATCAACCATTAAGGAGCTGGATGCGCAGGCCGGAAAAATTGACGGCTTCCGCAAGGCCAGCGCGCAGCTGGCCGTCACGCAGCAGAGCCTGAAGGACGCAAAGCAGGAGGCGGCAGCGCTGGCCGTGCAGTTTAAAAACACGGAGCGCCCGACGACACAGCAGGCCCGCGCGCTTGAAAAGGCCCGGCAGGCGGCGGCTGAGCTGCAGACCAAAACCAACAGCCTGCGCCTGTCGGTCCAGCAGCAGCGCGAGGCGCTTAACGCGGCGGGGATTTCCACTAAAAGCCTGAGCAGTGAGCAGCAGCGCCTGAAATCCGCCTCGGCGCAGGCAACCGTCAGTCTGAGTCGGCAGAAAATGGAGCTGCAGCGGCTGAATGCGCAGCAGGAGCGGCTGAACCAGACCAGCGAACGCTACCGTAAAGGACAGGAGCTGTCAGGCAGGGTGCGCAACATGGGCGCGGCCGGTATCGGTGCTGCCACGGTTGGCGGCATGGCAGCAACCTCGCTCCTGATGCCGGGGTTTGATTTTGCACAGAAAAATTCCGAGCTGCAGGCTGTGCTCGGCGTGGGAAAAGAATCGCCGGAAATGAAAGCCCTGCGTGCGCAGGCGCGTCAGCTCGGCGATACAACCGCCGCCTCTGCCGATGATGCCGCAGGCGCGCAAATCGTTATCGCCAAAGGCGGCGGTGATGCCGCTGCCGTTCAGGCCGTTACGCCGGTTACGCTCAACATGGCGCTGGCAAACAAGCGCACGATGGAAGAAAACGCCGGGCTGCTGATGGGGATGAAGTCAGCCTTCCAGCTTTCAAACGATAAGGTGGCACACATCGGCGACGTGCTGTCGATGACCATGAATAAAACGGCCGCTGACTTTGACGGGCTGAGTGACGCGCTGACCTACGTCGCCCCGGTAGCGAAAAACGCGGGCGTCAGCATCGAGCAGGCGGCGGCGATGGTAGGCGCTCTGCANGCACACATCGGCGACGTGCTGTCGATGACCATGAATAAAACGGCCGCTGACTTTGACGGGCTGAGTGACGCGCTGACCTACGTCGCCCCGGTAGCGAAAAACGCGGGCGTCAGCATCGAGCAGGCGGCGGCGATGGTAGGCGCTCTGCACGATGCCAAAATAACCGGCTCAATGGCCGGTACGGGAAGCCGCGCCGTGCTGAGCAGGCTGCAGGCTCCTACCGGCGAATCATTCAAGGCTATCAAAGAGCTGGGAATTAAAACGGCAGACGGCAAAGGAAATACCCGCCCGATCTTCACCATCCTGAAAGAAATGCAGGCGAGCTTTGATCGTAACAAGCTGGGAACGGGCCAGCGCGCCGAGTACATGAAAACCATCTTCGGCGAAGAGGCCAGCTCATCGGCCGCCGTACTGATGACCGCCGCCTCAACCGGCAAGCTTGATCAGCTGACCGCCACGTTTAAAGCCTCTGATGGCAAAACCGCCGAACTGGTCCAGGTCATGCAGGATAATCTCGGCGGCGATCTGAAAGAGCTGCAGTCTGCTTATGAGGCTATCGGCACCGACCTGTTTGATCAGAACGACGGCAGCCTGCGCACACTTACACAGGATACAGCGGCGCTGCTGCTTAAGGTTGATGGCTGGATTAAAGCTAATCCTGAGCTGGCAGGCGGTATAGCAAAAGTGGTGATGGGCGGGCTGATGTTAGCCGGGGCGCTGGGTGCTATCGGGCTGGTAGCCTGGCCGGTGATCGCAGGCGTGAATACCCTGATTGCCGGGGCGGGCTTCCTCGGTACGGCATTCAGCATCGCGGGCGGAGCGATTACGGCCGCGCTCGGCGCTATCACGCTGCCGGTTGTGGCCGTCGCGGCGGCAATCGTGGCCGGGGCGCTACTGGTGCGCAAATACTGGGAACCCATCAGCGCCTTTATTGCAGGCATGGCCGAAGGATTCACCGCTGCGATGGGGCCGATCAGTGATTCCTTCGGTTCGTTAAAGCCGGTGTTTGATTGGGTGGGCGGCAAGGTCAAAGAGCTGTGGGACTGGTTCGGCAAACTACTGGAGCCGGTAAAATCAACGCAGACTGAACTCGCCGCCGCCGCAGATATGGGTAAGAAGTTCGGCAACATGCTGGCCGAGGCGCTGAAAATTCCAGGTCACGCGCTCGATCAGCTGATGGGCGGCATTAACTGGGTGCTGGATAAGCTCGGCATTATCGACACGAAATCCGACGGGCTGAAAGACAAGGTGCCGTCGCCTGACCCGGTAGCGACCGGCGGCGCGGGCGCCGATACCGGCGGGCTGCAATACAACATCGCCTACGGGGGCGCGCCTTACCGCCCGGTTTCAGCTCCGTCAGCCGGGGGCGGATTCACCGACCGCAGCCAGAATACATATCAGTATGAAATTAACATGCATGAGGGTATGACCAAAGACGACGCAATGGCATTAATGGCGCAGCACCAGGCAAAAGAGCAGCGCAACCGCCAGGCACAGAACCGCAGCAAAATGGGCTGGGAGGATTAACCGATGATGATGATTTACGGCATGATGCCGTTTATGCGACAGACTCTGCCTTACGGGGACATGCAGCAGAATATCGACTACCGCTGGCCCACTAACAGCAGGTTCGGGCAGCGTCCATCGGCGCAGTTTATCGGGCCGGGCGATGAAAAAATCACGCTTTCCGGGGAGCTGCGCCCGGAAATCACAGGCGGCCCGGTGTCGCTGATGACCGTCCGCCTGATGGCCGATGAGGGCATGGCGTGGCCGCTGATTGGCGGCAGCGGCATGATTTACGGCATGTACGTGATCGAGAGTATTTCTAACACCTTCAGCGAGTTTTATCCCAACGGAACGGCCAGCAAAATCATGTTTACCCTGAGTCTTAAGCGCGTGGATGAGTCGCTTACCTCTATGTTTGGCGATCTGAAGAAACAGGCTGACGGGCTTATCAGCGGCTCAGGCAATCTGCCAGGGCAGCTCACGTCAGCAATCAACGGCGTAAAGTCGGCAGCCGGTAGCCTGATTTCTTCTGCACAGGGGCTGCTCGGATGATCGGGATAAGCAGCCTGCCGGTACAGGCCGGGGCGCAGCTGACGCCGGATTTCATGCTGAAGGTTAATTCTAATGACGTCACAACCAACATCCGGGATCGCCTTGTCTCGATGACGCTGACCGATAACCGCGGCTTTGAAGCTGACCAGCTGGATATTGAGCTGGACGACGCCGACGGCCAGCTGGCAATGCCGGTGCGCGGCGCAGTGATAACGCTGTTTCTCGGCTGGAAGGGGCAGACGCTTTTCGACAAAGGTGATTTCACCGTTGATGAGGTTGAGCACCACGGCGCGCCGGACACCATGACCATTCGCGCCCGCAGTGCCGATTTTCGTGGCTCGCTCAATTCCCGCCGGGAGGTGTCCTATCACGACACCACCCTGGGGGAAGTCGTGACGCAGATAGCCGCACGAAATAACTTAAAGCCCATGCTGGCTGATGGGTTCGCCGGAATTGCCGTAGCGCACATTGACCAGACGCAGGAGACAGACGCTAAATTCCTGACGCGACTCGCCACGCTGTACGGCGCGGTTGCGGCAGTGAAGGCCGGGCGGCTTCTGTTTATAAAGCCCGGTAACGGCGTCACCGCCAGCGGAAAGCCAATCCCGCAGATGACGATTACGCGACAGGACGGCGACCGGCACAGCTTCAGCATTGCTGACCGTGGCGCATATACCGGCGTCTCTGCGAGCTGGCTGCATACCAAAGACCCGAAGCCGAAAAAGGTGAAGGTGAAGCGCAAGCCAAAGGTAAAGCATCTGCGCGCGCTGGAGCACCCGGCGGCTAAAAAGAAAAAGACGACCGCGACCAAAACACCAGAGGCCAGAGAGGGTGATTATCTGGCTGGCACGGAAGACAATATATTTACGCTGACGACCGTATATGCGACGAAAGCGGCCGCAATGCGGGCAGCTAAAGCAAAGTGGGATAAGCTGCAGCGCGGAGTCGCTGAGTTCTCGCTCACGCTCGCAATGGGCCGCGCCGACCTGTACCCGGAGACGCCGGTCAGGGTGAGCGGCTTTAAGTCGGTGATCGATGCGCAGCCGTGGATTATCAGTAAGGTGACGCATAGCCTGAGCGGCAGCGGGTATACAACCACGCTTGAGTTTGAAGTGCTGCTTTCAGATATTGAATATCAGTCAGAAACAGAGGGTGAAACGGAAACTGCTTAATTCGGGTGTAATTTGCAAAACACGATTTGCATATTCAAACTAAGTGGCTCTCCCTGCCCTTATTGAGGATATTGATGATGATGCACTGCCCTTTATGCCAGACAGCAGCCCACGCAAAAAGCAGCCGCTATGTTTCAAAAGAAACAAAAGAACGTTATCACCAGTGCCAGAATATTAATTGCAGCTGCACATTCAAAACGCACGAGACCGTGACTGGAATGATTGTCTCGCCTGGGCAAATCAATAAGGTGCCACTCTACACCAGCCAACAGCAACCTTCCCTTCTGCATTAATTTAGCCCGCTCAGCGGGCTTTTTCATGTTTGAAAATCCATAATCAAACATTGAATACTGGTTTTATATACAGTAATTTAACCCCCTTTTATCAAGGGGGCTGCATGGCAATAAGGAAATTAAATACAGGTAAGTGGCTCTGCGAGTGCTATCTCAATGGAAGGGATGGTAAACGAGTGAGACGACAGTTCAGGACCCGAGCTGAAGCCATTGCCTTTGAGCAATACACTCAGGACGAAATGAAGGCTAAACCCTGGCTGGCTGAGAAAGAGGATAACCGCAAGCTTAGCGAACTTATCGAGCTATGGTACAAACTGCACGGTTGCTCGCTAAGTGACAGAAAAGGCCGACTCGGCAAACTCAATATTATTTGCAATGGCATGGGAAACCCCGTTGCTGCCTCTATCACTTCAAAGGATTGGGCACATTATCGGGACAGGCGTTTACATGGCCTCATACAGAACGGATACAAAACCAGCGATAAATCGTTAAAGGTCTCACCGGGTACCATTAACTGTGAACATGCATTCCTTCGCGCTCTTTTTAATGAGCTGGAACGGCTTGGTGAAATCAGCTACCCCAACCCACTTAAAAATATCCGCGAGTTTGATCAGCCAGAAAAAGAAATGGCATGGTTGACTGAAGCCCAGATACAAAAGCTGCTTGCTGCCTGTAAAGTTCACGATAACCCGGATCTCACGCTGATTATTAAAATCTGCCTTTCAACCGGGTGCCGGTGGAGTGAAGCCGCGAATCTTAAAGCCTCACAATTGTCTCCAAACAAAATTACCTTCATCAATACCAAAGGCAAAAAGAACCGCTCGGTACCAATCGACAACGCCCTGTATAACGAATTAAAAAACAAAGAAGGCCGTTTTTTTGCAGAGTGCTATCGCCAGTTTTATCGGGTCATTCGCCTGGCCGGTATTGAATTACCCGAAGGCCAGATGAGCCATGTACTGCGCCATAGCTTTGCCAGTCACTTTATGATGGCCGGAGGAAATATCATCGTGCTGCAGCGTATTCTCGGGCATTCCGACATCAGGGTGACGATGCGTTATGCGCACTTCGCGCCCGACCATCTTGAGGATGCAATTCGTTGTAATCCGCTGGCGTTGATGGCGAAGGAAAGTGGCGACAAAGTGGCGACTCAGAGTCCAGCAGAGTAGAACAGAAGGTAACAGGGTTGGGCTTAACTAATTGATTATATTGTAAGTTTATGTTTTTAAATGCCAACCAAAAAAAGACCGAATACGATTCCTATATTCGGTCCAGGGAAATGGCTCTCAAGGAGCCGTGCGCTAAAAGTTGGCATTTATGAAGGCGATAACGCCTTGCAACTTAAGATTAGAACAGCGCGGAGGAATTGCCAGCTGAGGCACGGCACAGGGCCATAAACAGGATCAGTTTGTGATCGCAACGGCAAAAAACAGTCGGGCGCAGCGTGATGCTGCACCCGGCAGGCTTACTTACCGCACAGCGCCTGAGTGCGCTCAACAATCGGCTGCAGGCTCATCATCTGGCCCGGATGCGCTTTATCCTCGCTCTGGATCACGCTGATCGGCTGCGCTTTCACCTGGTTGCTCTTAAACAGCGCATCCGCTTTGTCGTTCAGCGGGTATTGCATCAGCGTGCTCGGGTTGATGGCAAACATGGCACCGTCCTTCTCGCNGCTTACTTACCGCACAGCGCCTGAGTGCGCTCAACAATCGGCTGCAGGCTCATCATCTGGCCCGGATGCGCTTTATCCTCGCTCTGGATCACGCTGATCGGCTGCGCTTTCACCTGGTTGCTCTTAAACAGCGCATCCGCTTTGTCGTTCAGCGGGTATTGCATCAGCGTGCTCGGGTTGATGGCAAACATGGCACCGTCCTTCTCGCAGGTCAGCATCACCTCTTCACGATTAAACGGCCACTTATCTTTACCGATCTCAAAGCGGCTGACGGTAATGATTTGTGCCGCCAGCGCCTGGCCGCATACAGATAATAACAGGATTGCGGGGACCACTTTCTTCAGCAACAT